TCCGTACTACGGGCTCGAGCTGGCGGCGGAGATTGTGAGGAGGCAGGAGGCGGTCAGGGATGAGCGTTAGGCGCGACATCTACTACTACGACGTGGAAAAAGAAGCTGAGAAGCATCCCGTCAAGGTACGCAAGACCGCGGACATCCTCGCGTACATGCACGAGTACGAGCGTAAGAAGCAGGGCAAGGAGGAGAAGGATGTCTAATATCGTTCTGGGACCCAGGGACCCGATGCCACAGTGGTACGTCGACGATATGCGGGACGGGGCGCAGCTGGGTGACGACATCACCGTCGAGACCGTTTACAAGACCACGGATAACCTACTCGTCCGTAAGGTGGTCAGCGGGCAGATTACAGGCATATACCCCTACATCGTCTGCACCACCTCCGGCACGTGGCGCTGGATCGACGCGGCGATGTACAAATGGCAACACAGGAGGCAAGATGGGCAAGAACGGAGCCGCGATGCGGGCGGCGAAGCTCCAGACGCGGATAACGTACACACATGAGGGCACTGAAAGCAAAGGACACGAGCCAGGTTGCTTTACTTGCGGCCTTAAAAGAAAGGAGCGGGAAATGAGCAGCGCGACGAGGAGGCTCAGAAGAGCGCAGGAGCAGGAGCTCCGGAAGCTGAAGATCAAGGACCTGGAGCGCAGTTATGACCAGGTCGTCCAGCGGCAGCACGAGCAGCTCCAGAGGGAGTACAGGGAGGCCAGGATCGACCAGGACACTAAGGACATGACCTACGCCATGTACTATCTTTTCGGGATCCACCTGCATAAGGTCTTCGGATTCGGCGGCCAGCGCTGCCTCCGCCTCTTCCATGCGGTGGATGAGGAGCTGGGCAGCTGGAGGGCCGGAGAGGTCAGTGTGGACGATCTCCGGAAGAAACTGTACGACGCGATAGGGATCGACGTCCGGCTGGATGACCGGACACATGGAAAGGAGGCATGAGCATGAAGATCAGGATGAGGAGGCATGAGCATGAGTGATATGGTAAACCATCCGGCGCACTACACCGACGGGAGCATCGAGGTCATCGACTTCATCGAGGACAAGTGCCTCAACTACCACCGCGGGAACGCCGTGAAGTACATCTGTCGGGCAGGAAAGAAAGACCCGGAAAAGGAAGTCGAGGACCTGCAGAAGGCCATCTGGTACATCAGCCGCGAGATCCAGCGGCTGGAAGCGCAGAAGCAGAGAGACGCCCGCGCTGAGGAGCTGAGGGCCGTCGGCGTCACCTTTGCGGACGATCTCCGGCGCCCGGTCCGCGTCCCTGAAGGGGTGCAGTCGTCATGAGCGAGCTCCAGGACACCTATGACTTCCTCCTCGGGCCGCGCCGGATCGCGGATGCTATCTGGCGGAAGGACCTCAGGCGGCAGGAGCTGAAGAGCTGCCTCCTGCCGTCCGGGATCTCTTACGACAAGGATCCCGTCCAGACGTCACCGGAGGACAGTATGGCGCGGATCATGGCGGAGGTCGATGAGCTGGATCAGCAGATCGACACCCTCCGCCGGTCCATGGCCACGGAGATCCTCCGCATTTCCCGCGTGATCGACCAGATGGACGACCCGAGGGAAGCAACTGTCCTCGACGCCTACTACCTCGGGCGGAAGTCCATGCAAGAGATTGCGGACCACCTGCATTACAGCACCAGGCACGTCTACCGCCTCCGGAGCGATGGCGTGGCAAAGATGTCACAAATGTCAATCGGACCTGTGGTATAACGATATTGTGATTCAGTGTCGGAATAACCGGCAGTCTGAGTCCTCCTGTGAAGCCTTCTTCGGCGCGGCGAGCGCCGGAGGGGGCTTTTACTATGCGAAGAAAGCGAGGTGGCTGCATGTACGAGTTTTCACAGGATTACGAAGAGCTGGCACACGCGGTCATCGATGCGTTGCCTGAGCTGTGGTTTATCCGGGACGCGGAGATCCGGATCGGATTCCTCAAGTCTTGGAAGGAAAAAAAGACGGGGCGGAGGTTGGTGTACGGCGAGTGCATCAAGCTCCCGGAGCTCTATCAGGATCTCCTGAACCTTGATTTATTCGTGGTGATCTACGAAGCAAACGCGGCAGGGCTCACGCTGGATCAGAAAAAGATCCTCATGTGGCACGAGCTCCTGCATGTCGGCATTGACGACAGCTCCGGGGAACCGAAGTACGTGGTCAACCCGCATGACCGTGAGGAGTTTGACAGCATCGTCTCGCGGGCGGGTCTCAGGTGGGACGAGCCCGGCGCAGATGTCCCCGACATCCTTGCCGGGAACAGCGAGGCGGTGATCCCGCGTGAATGAGGGGAACCTGAAGCCGTTTGCAAAGGGTCGAAGCAGTGAGGAAGCAGTGAGAAATGGCAGAAGCGGCGGCAAGGCCTCCGGCGCGTCCAGAAGGCGCAGCAAGTCCATCGCGCAGATCATTTCGACCATCGAGAAGCTCCCGCTGAACGAGATCGGCAAGAGCTACCTGAAGCGCGGTGGGCTCGATCTCACTGACGTGGATCCGGAAGACCTCACGATGATGGACGGTGCCGTGGCCGGCGTCTTCCTGGCGGCCCTGAAGGGCAACCCGAAGGCCCTCGACCAGCTGGCGCGGTTCAAGGCCCAGCAGCAGAAGGATAAGCTGGAGATCGAGAAACTTAAGGCCGAAGTGAAGACACTGAAAGCTATGCTGGAGCCGCCTGAGAACAAACAGGACGACGGATTCATCGCTGCCCTGGCTGACAACAGCGACTGGGAAGATTACGAACAGGAGGCGGCCGATGCGGAAGATACGTCTGATGCGGCGGATGACGGCAGCCCCGTTTAAGTTCAAGCCCTTTTCCCGGAAGCAGCGGATGCTTCTCAACTGGTGGCACAAAGACAAAAAGTATCACGATATGGATGGCATCATCGCGGACGGTGCGATCCGATCCGGGAAGACCGTTGCGATGGTGCTGTCCTTTGTTGTATGGGCAATGGTGACCTTCTCTGGCGAGAACTTCATCATGGCCGGCAAGACTGTCGGATCATTCCGCAGGAACGTCCTGGCACCGCTGAAAAGCATGATGATCTCCCGCGGCTATGACCTTGAAGATCTCCGCAGCGAGAACCTGCTGACGATCACGCGGAACGGCGTGACGAACTACTTTTACGTCTTCGGCGGCAAGGACGAAGCCAGCCAGGACCTTGTGCAGGGCATCACGGCGGCCGGCTGCTACCTCGACGAGGTGGCGCTTATGCCTGAGTCCTTCGTGGATCAGGCCACGGGTCGTCTCAGTGTGGAAGGCTCGAAGATGTGGTTCAACTGCAACCCACGCGGGCCCTTGCACTGGTTCAAACTCCACTGGATCGACCAGCGGGGTAGGAAGCGCCTGCTGTACCTCCACTTCACGATGGAGGACAACCTCAGCATGTCTGAGAAAGTCAAGGACAGGTACAAGCGAATGTATGGCGGGGTGTTCTACCTCCGCTACATCAAAGGGCTCTGGGCGGTCGCCGAGGGCATTATTTATACATCCTTCACCGATGTCAACCTGTACGACGACGACAGCCGCCCGGTGGCGCTCTACAGCACATCGGTCCGAACGATCGCCGTCGACTACGGCACTACGAACCCCTGCGTTTTCTTGGACATCCGGGACGATGGGCATGACATCTGGGTGGACAATGAATGGCGCTGGGACAGCAGGTCTGAGGAGGCCATGCGGTCCGGGGCGCCCAACATGACCGACGCCCAGTACGCGGACAAGATGACGGAGTTCATGGGATCGGCGGCTGCCGATCAGTGCATGATCGTGGTCGACCCGTCCGCAAAATCATTTATCACCGAGCTCAGGCAGCGCGGCTTTTACGTCAAGGAGGGCGACAACGATGTCCTCGACGGGATCCGCGACGTCTCGAGCCTTTTTTATCGCCAGAAATTACATATACACCGGCGCTGCGCCGGCCTGATCGCGGAGCTGAAGTCCTACGTGTGGGATGACAAGGCCGCAGAAAAGGGCGACGAGAAGCCGGTAAAAATGCAGGACCACGGACCGGACGCGCTCCGGTACTACAGCAACACTGTCCTGCCTGATTGGAGGAAAACGGCGGCATGAGCAGACGAAGAAGACGGCGGGGACCTGTCGCCGATGAAAACAGGATGCCGGCGGCGGATGCCTTCAGCAACCCGGCCGCAAGGCTCGGTTTTGGCACGATGGACCTGACGCAGGGCACGGAATACGTGGCCACGCGCATGACGCAGAACTATCAGCTGCTGACCACGCTGTACCGCGAGAACTGGGTGGTGCAGAACGTGGTGGCGCTGATCCCGGACGACATCGTCCGGAAGTGGTACAAGCT